GGTTCAGCCGCTAGACACGACGAAAGCGCCCCCGCCCCCATGGTGGGGGTCGGGGGCGCTGCTGCGTGCGGGGCGAGCTAGCGGTCGTACACGTACGTCCCGTCGTGGACGACCTTGCCCTCCTCGGTCTTCCAGCCGAGGCGGCGGACGTAGCAGGCGGTCAGCATGACCTTGTTGAACCCGGTGCGGTTGACGCGGCGCACCTCGTAGTCGGCGACGTCGAGGTCGCCGGCGCCGTCGGTGCCGTGGATCACGTGGACGGGGAGCCGCCCGTCGTCGAGGTAGTGCGTCCAGTTGCCGGCGGGCTCGCGGACGGCCCACACGATTGCTGCCATGGTGTTTCTCCTATGCGTAGGCCGCGACGGCGCGGCGGGCGTTGTCGATGATGGTCGCGCTGCGGTCGAGCGGGCCGAACTCGCCCGCGACCATGCGCCCCCACAGCGCGACCGCGTACTGGTTCCTCAAGCCCTCGAATGCGGGGTTGAACCCCTCGAACTTCCCGAAGACGAGTGCGGCCTGGTAGGCGTCGGTCTGTGCGGCGAGCTCGTCCCACAGCCCGGCGAAGCGCGGACGGTTCCGCAGCTCCCACACGGTGTAGGTGTTCTGGCCCTCCAGCGTGTGCGGGTCGAACCCGTTGGCAGCGCCCCACAGGAGCAGACCGTCGTCGGCCCACAGCCGGTCGAAGGAGTCCTGGAAGAGTCCGTACCCGGCGGCGTTGGCGTTGGGTCCGGCGACTCGGTCCAGCGTCTCCAGGGTGTAGCCCTGCTCAGCCTTCTCCACGGCCCTCGGGTTGAAGCTGGACTCCTGCTGGACGTTGCCGGCGATGCCCGCGATGGCAGCCAGCGGCAGGTCGGTGTTGTCCACCCACCACTGGATGAACCTGCCCTCGGGCGTGGTCTGGACGAATCCGCCAGACGCCGCTGGCGCGTCGGCGTAGTCGGGTCGGACGTAGCCGGCGATCCACGAGGTCGGCACGTCTGCGTAGATCACCCGCCCGCCTGGGATGGAGTTGGCCTGCCACACCAGAATGCTCCCGGCGGCCAGGCCGGAGACATCCACGGCCAGGCCCACATGGTCCTCCTCGCCGTCGCGCTCGAAGTCGAACACGACGATGTCGCCGGGCCGCGGGTCGCCGTCGACGTTGATGTGCCCGGCGAGGGTGGGGGCGAACTGCATCGCCGTCGGGTCGGGGAAGTCCGCCCCGGCGCGCATCCCGGCGCGGGTCAGGACGTAGGCCACCGACATGCCGCAGTGGGCCACTGAGATGCCGCGGGGGAAGCGCCCGTCGTCGTAGGGCTGCGACTCCTGGATGGACACGTAGGAGGTCCAGTCGTAGGCCTCCCGGTAGATCAGGCCCATGTCGTACACCGACCGGGCGGTCGCGAGGACCTCGGCGGCGGTGACGGTGCTCATGCCGGAGGCTCGACGGGGGTCATGGCGATGCTGCGCACGGTCTGCGACGGGCCGGTGGATGCGGCGGCGGGCGGCGTAGTCGACACGGGCGGCACGGGCATTGCGGGTGCGGTGGTGGCCTCGCCGACGAGGGACGGGCCCGACGCTCCGATCCGGTCCGATGCCAGCGACGTGAGGACGGATATGGCGGCGGCGGTCGCGGACACGGACCCGATCTGCTGCCAGTCCAGTGCGGTGATGCCGACGGCGCCGGTGCCGATCAGGGCGACTGCGGCCTGTGCGGCGGTCTTCACGGCGCGTTCGCCGGCGGCGGCCCAGAATCGGCCGGTGGTCATCTCGGGTCTCATGCCACGCCCCTATCGGTCAGGGCGCGCCAGCCGAGCCACAGCCCGATCAGCGCGCCGAGTGCGAGTGGCAGGGCGATGCCTGCCAGGTGGTCACTCCGGGTCATCGTTGTCCTCCTTGTCGTCGGCCTTCACCAGCCACCGCTCGGCAAGGCGAAGGTGGTAGCCCTTCGGCAACAAGGCGTCCAACAGCCGCAGACCGGCGATGACGGCCGCGCCGATGACGACAGCCCACGTCTGATCGCTCAACGCGCGGAACGTTCCAACAGCCACGCCCCGCCGGACGCCACGCACCAGGCGACGGACAGCAGCGCGGCGATGGTGCCCGCGCCGCGCTCCATGAAGACGATGGCGGCGCGTGCGGCGAACACCCCGGCGGTGATGAGCAGCCCGGCGCGCATCGTGCGGTCGGACTGCGCCCACCAGCCCCACCACAGCAGCAGCACGGCGGCGAGCGCCGCCCACCCGACCAGCACCCCGGGCTCGGACTCTAGGTGGCTGCCGGCATCGTCGTGGCGCACGAGGATGGCCCAGGCGACGATGAGCGACGCCAGGGACACGGCGAGCGCGTATGGCCGGACCTTGCGGCCGAGTACGGTCCAGGGCAGTTCTGTGGACGTCATTCTGGCAGCACGACGTCCAGGCCCGCCTCGGCGAACTTCGCCACGGCATCCTCGGTGGGCAGGGGCGACGCGATGCACGCGGCCCCCAAGTCCTCCGGGGTCGGCTGCTGGGCCTCGTCCAGCGCGGGGATGGACTCCGCCGGCAGGACATCCTCCAGCACGAGGACGCCGACCTGCACGGGGTCGGCGGGCACGCCGGTGGGGATGATCGGATCGGTGTCAAGAACGAAATCGGACACGGGGCCTCCTATTGTGGGATTGAGCCGACGGCTATGCCGGGCAGGGATGTGGGCCATGCGGTGTCGCACGGGACTCCGAAACTCTGCATCCCGAGGTAGTCGCCCGCCGCGCCCGGCTGCGTGATGGCGAGGACGTTCAGCGAGAAGGAACCCGATACGAGCGCCCCCTTCCTCGCGGCGGCACCGCCCGCCGGTGTGGCGACGACGGGGCAGCCGTCGTCGGAAGACCCGAACTCGAAGCCGGACGGCAGAACGGTGACAGCGGTCGCGGCGTAGTTCGCCGACAGCGTCGCCGCTATGGAGCGGACGGAGAATCGCAGCATCCCGCCGGAGCGGCGGACGCGGACATAGCCCGAGGAACCCGCCAGCGGCCCCCAATGGTTGTTGGCGTGGAACGCGCCGCGCGTGACGGTGCCCGCCGCGTCGAACGTCAGAATCTCCCGCCAGCCGGTGTCGCCGTACGTCATCTGCCAGCGGTTGTTGGCCGTGTCCCAGGTGAAGATGCGCCGACCCACCGTCTCATCGGTATAGGTGCCCAGGTTTGCGATGGGTGTCCCCGGCGGCGCCCACAGCCCGCCCGCGCCCTCCCAGATGCCGAACTTGGAGAACGTGGCAGTGTCGCCGATGGACCCCGACCCCGAGTAGATGTTGCAGTACACGTTGTCCGCCCCGGCGGGCGCGACGATGCTCTGCGACAGGGTGCCCGTCGCGCCGACGCCGAGGACTTGGCTGGACACCAGCCCGCCGACGTTGGAGCCGCCGGTGCGCCATTGCACGGACAGGCGCCAGTCCCGCCCCGACGATGCGGTGACATCCACGCGGAAGGTGTACGTCTTGCCCGCCGTCACCGACACGGTGCCCGTGTTGTAGACCCACCCCGCCACGGTGTCCGTCGCGGTGACCGTCACCGACTCCGACCCGTAGGCGGCGGTGTACTTGTAGAGCGACAGCCCGCCGGTGCAGTTGGCCGCCGCCGACGCCAGCAGGTTGCCGACCGTCGCCGACGCGACGACGCCGGACAGTTTCGCCACGTCAATGGCGGCCGAGGCGTTCACGTCGGCATTGACGATCGTGCCGTCTGCGATCTTCGCCGAGGTGACCGCGGAGTCGGCCAGGTCGCCCGTGGCGATCGTCCCGTCTGCGATCTTCGCCGAGGTGACGGCCCCATCGGCGAGGTCGGCGGTGGCGATGGTGCCGTCAAGAATCTTCGCCGACGTCACAGCCCCGTCCGCCAGGTCGCCGGCGACGATGGTGCCGTCTGCGATCTTCGCCGACGTCACCGCGGAGTCGGCGATCTTCGCCGTGGTCACGGCCCCGTTGGCCGCGACCGCCGTAACGTCGGCGTTCACGTCGTCGGCGAGTTTCTTAAGGTCGCCGGGGACATCGGTAGCGGAGGCGTCGCCCGGGTAGCGGTAGCCGCGGGACGTGGTGCCGGCCGTCGTGGTCAAGGGGTCCTCCTAGAAGCCGACCCAGGCGAGCGACACGGACGTCTCCTCGCCGGGGGTGATGGTCAGATCGAGCGCGGAGCCGGATGTCTGGTAGGCGTGGCACGTCAGGTAGTCCGTGGTGCCGTTCAGGTGGACCAGCCCGTGAACCCAGCAGGGCATGGTCAGGCCGGCGGCGGTCCGCTTGTCGGTGTGCAGATTGGTCGCCCCGTTGAGCATCACCTTCGCGGCGTAGTAGCCCGAGGCGGCGGCGGTCCACCACGTCTTAAACGTCACCAGGTAGTAGCCGGCCACCTGCGGCTTGAGCCGGTCCGGGTTGGAGCCGGACGTCCACGTCTCCACGGTTTCGAAGTCCGCGACCTGCCACGGCACGGCGGTCCACGAGGCGTTAGGCACGGACAGGGCGGAGGTGCGGCCCAGGGAGACGGCTTTGGCGGTCGCGGCAAAGGTCAGGTTGTCGCGTAGTTGTGTGTTGAGGGTGGCGGCGGTGACGGTCTGGCCGCTGGTCCACGTCGTCGGGGTCGTCCAGGCCATAGCGGCTCCCTAGAGTGCGATGAGGTCCGACCCGTCGAGGGTGGAGGTGTCGAGGCGGAACGTTGCGAGGTTCTGCGGCGGGGCCGGCGTGACTGTCATCGTGCGGAGCCATCCCGACGTGCTGACCTGGTCGGCGATGCCCTCCACAACTACGCGGGTCAGGCCCGCGGGGGACTCGGCGGGCAGGCCGGACACGGCGACGATGCTGCCCGGGCCGAGGGTGGCCAGGGCGTCGAGGTCTACCGTCTTCTCGCAGGCGACGAGGTCCACGGCAACCTCGGTCGAGCGTTGCTGCGGGAGGGCGTGGCCGGTGATCCATGATTGGGCGATGGCCTCGGCTTGCGGTTGGGAGTCCACCAGGACCGCCTCGGTACGGTCGTACACGCCGAGGGTGCGCCAGGCGGATGCCCGGATCACGACGTCGGGCCGGTCGGGCCGGGTGACCGTCGCCACGGTCACCCGGCGCTCGCTGTCGAGGTCCCAGGCCAGGCCGGCGTCAAGGGACGTTGCGGGAATCGTGGTCGCCGGGTTGGCCTCCCACAGCCAGGACCGCGGCAACAGGTGCGGCAGACCGGCGCCGTCCACCAGCCACATGGACTGCTCAGCGGCCGCGCACACGTCGAACGCGGCGGCCACGCTCTGCCCGGCGGTGTCTTGCGGCAGCATCGTGGATAGCCCGGTAGCCCGTTCGGCCTGCGGCAACCCGATGGCCCACAGCAGGCGGGCGGTGCGCCGGCCGGTGTCGTCGCCGGTGAACCCGTCGCGGCCCGCGGCCAGGCGCACGATCAGCGTGGGGCTGAGGACTTCGGCGTGAGCGGCCACGTTACAGATCGCGCCGTCCCACGTGTTCCTCAGGTTGGCGTCCGCTCCGATGATGACGCGCCGGGCACCCAGGGCATAGATGGACGTCGGATGGCTGCCCGTGGCCACCTGGTAGCCGTCCACCCACAGCGCCAGGTCCGTCTCGTAGGTCGTCAAGTTCTCCTCCAGCGTCACGGCGACGTGATGCCACACGCCCGAGGTGAGGACGTCCGGGGCGGTTATCGTCGTGTCGCCGTACATCCGGTCATGCACGATGAGGCGGGGCTTGCCCGCGGAGTCCAGGCCGATCGTCGCCCGGTGCAGTTCCAAGCCCTCGACCACGACGACCGTCCGGGCGCGCCCGAGTCCCGTCTCAGCCGGGTACACCATCGCGTGCAAGGTGGTGCCTGCCGCGGCGGCGGGGCCGAGGCTGGGAAGGGATAGGGCCTGGTGGGGCGTGGTGTCGAGGCACCAGCCGTCTACCGTGCCGCCGCCGGACCAGACCGGCGCGTCCCCGAGTCCGCCCGGGCCGGTGATGGCGGCCGGGGAGAACAGGTTGTCGTCCACAGGGATGCCGCACGATCGCAGCCCGACCGGGGCCATGGGCTGCGGGTCGGACGACCCGCCCTCATCTGCCCACCCGGTCGCCTCCTGCGCCGAGGGCAGCATGGGGACGTCCCCGCCCGGGCCGGCCAAGGTATACAGCCAGCGGCAATCCGCGCCGAGGCATTCCTGGGCGGGGAGTCCCAGCAGGCCGGTGCGCTGCAGCCACGCCACGGAATCCGTCGCCTGGACCTTCGCCACCGGCCGCATACCGTTGGCCCACTCGGTCGCCACGGACGACACGGCGCCGGTCCAGATCGGCGTCTCAGACGGGTAGCCGGTGGCGGCGTCGGAGTAGGCGGCCTCATCGGCAGACCAGTCGGAGTAGCGGGGATAGAGGGCGCCGGTGTGGCCGTAGGAGCGTGCGGTGAGGACGGCGACGACGCGGACCGGCACGCCGATCAGCGGCGGGTCGCCATCGGACAGCAGCGGGAACAGGGCGTCTGCCGCCGCCTCGTCGCCCACGGCGTCAATGACGATCTGGCGGAACCCGTCGCCGCCGCGGGTCCAATCCCCGGCCCGGTTGTCCGCCGTGAACGACAGCACCCCGGCGGTCAGCGAACCCGATGCGCCGCCCGTGCGGCCCCGGCGGAACGCCAGCGAATCATCCAGGCGCACCCAGGCCGAGACGTCTACCCACTCCAACTCTGTCTCGGCGAGGACGTCGTAGAGGGTGGCGGTGGGCGCCATCAGCACCCGCAACCCGGGGCCGGTCATCCCAGCCCCAGCGGCGCGCCGCCCGACGTCCGGCGCCACCTGAGCAGGGACTCGTGGAGGATGCGCCCGTCAATGTGGACCTCTACGGCGGTCGGACCGCCGGCGACGACGGTCGTGCTTCCGCCGCCGACGTGCCCGCCGCCCGCGTAGCCGCGGCCGCCCATGATCGCCGACAGGATCGCGCCAGACTCCCGGGTCGCCCGGGCGTTCACGACGTAGGCGCCGCGGGGGAGCAGCGCACCGATGCTGTCCGACGTGCCCGTGCCCGGGCCGGCGAACAGACGCAGCCCCTCATGCGCCCGGGGCGCGCCGCCCTTGACGGCCCCGGAGTTGATCGCATGGAGCAGGGCCAGGTTGCCCTTGACCTTGTTCGGCGGGATGTAGGCCTCCCCGGCGGACACGCGCGCGGGGACGTAGCCGCCGGTGGCCAGCGCCAGCGAGGACGGGTCGGACCAGCCCAGGTAGGCGCTGGGGCTCATGTTGGGCACGTAGTCCTTGGTGATCCACGGCGAGCCCCACGTGTTGCCGACGTAGCCGCCGCCCAGCCCGACCGCGACGTGGCCGTAGCCGTCGCCCAGGGACGACCACCATGCCAGCCCGCCGCGCGGCGGGAGGCCAGCGTTCATCCGTCCGGCCGCCTGCACCGCCTGCGCCTGGTGATAGGCGTACGGGTGGCGGGTCACGCCGAACCCGACCATAGACGCCAGGTCCGACACATTCGCCAGACACATGTTGCTGGTCACATGACCGTTGAGGGTGGTGGCGCCCATGGACGCCTCCATGGCCTGCGCCAGCGCCTCGGCCGACCCGCCGATGCTGCCGGTGATCGCGGCGAGTGCGTTCACGTTGGTCTTGAGGCTGTCGAGGAACTCCTGCCCGGCGACGTCGGCGGCGCCCTGCACCGCAGTCCCCACGTAGGAGCTGATGGCGCCGCCGCCGGCACCCACCAGGCCCCCGCCGGCAAGTGACGCCGACCCGCCCACGGCGGCGCCGATGTTTAGTTTCACCTCTACCGTGGTGCCGCGCAGCGCGTCAATCGAACCCTGCAACAGGCCGACGTCCATGCGCGCCGTGCCCGAGGTCGTCGTTATCTCGGTGTGGTGCCACCCGGGCACTCCGAGTATGGAGGCGGTCAAGGTGTCCATGTCGGCGGCCGATATGCCGGCCTTGACGCCCGCGGCCCAGATGTTGTTACCCGCCTGCACCACCGAGGCGCCCTCGGGGACGCCGGCGACGGCACGGGCGAGCGCGTCCATCTGGAATTGGGACAGTTGCGCGTTCTGCCCGGTGCGGGCAAGACCCTCCTGCAGCGAGGGCAGGTTGGCGGAGCCGGGCACGGCCCACGCGGACAAGGTGAGCCAGTCAATCTGATCCTGCGACAGGCCCGCGGCCTCCCCGGCGGATTGGATCGCCGTCCTCAACTGGTCTGCGTTCGCCCCCGGCGGGATCGCCGCCACGGAGGCGGTCAGGCCTGCAACCTGGGCATCGGACATGCCGGCGGCGATGCCGGCGGCCGCAATGTTCATGGCGAGGGCGGGGACCTGGGCGTCTCCGGGCACGGCGGTCACGGCGCGCGTGAGCCGGTCTACCTGGTCGGTGGACAGGTTGCCCTCGGCGCCGACCTTGGCGATAGCCGCGGCGATCTGCTCGGCCGTCGCACCCGGGGGGAGTGCCGACACCCGCTGCCCCAGCAGGGACACTTGCCACCCGGCCAGGCCGGACGTCTGCGCTACGTGTTCCATCGCGGCCCTGAGCGCCGACGTCGGGGCGGCCGATGCGGCCGCGGCCCGGTTGTGCGCCTGGATCGCCTCCTGCTCGGCGTTCATCGCCCCGGCGGCCGCGCGTGCCGCCGCCGCCTCGTCCTCCAATTGCTTGCGGCGCTGCGCGTACATATCCCCGGCCTGGGACAGCGGCGCGTTGCCGGCCCCGCCGCCGGTCGGGTTGTTCTTGTAGTAGCCCTTGGCGTTCGAATCGGTGTTGGTGACCTGCGCCGCGTAGAGGGCGGTCGCGCCGGCCGCGATGATGGACACGGCGCCGAGAACCTTCAGCGCGGTCGCCGCCTTGCTGCTGCCCGGGGTCGAACCCGGCGCACTGCCCGGGACGGTCGCCCCGTTCACATTGACCACGCCGGCTTGGATGGACATGCCCAAGACCTTGGAGATCATGTCCTTGACAAGTCCCGCGGCGGAGAAGGCGACGTTGATGACGCCGGTCTTCTGCGCCAGCGCCAGCATGGCGATGACCTGCTGTACCTCCGGGGGGAGCGACCGGAAGGCGTCCCAGACCGCGCCGGTGAACCGTCCGACCTTCTCCAGCGCGCCGCCAAGGTTCTCGACCGTCTCCACGATCTTCGGCCAGTTCCGCTCGACGGCGCCGGCGATGTCGCGGATGTCGGTGGCGAGGTCCTTGGCCTGCTGCTGGATGGCGGGCATGTTCTCGACCATCTTGCGGATGGCGAGCACGGCCACGTCGCCCATGGACTGCAGGGCCGGGGTGAGGGCCTGCTGCAGCGGGGGCAGCAGCTGCACGAGGCCGGCGTTGAACTCGGTGAGGACGGGGAAGAGGGACTTCCCGAAACTCGTCTTGACGCCCTCCGTGGCAAGGGACAGGTCACGTTGGGAGGCGCGGAACTTCGCCAGGGCGTCCTGGTCGGTCTTCGTCAGCGTCAGACCGTAGGCGGCGGTCTTCGCCTCCAGGTCGGCGATCCCATCGGCGCCCTTGTTGAGCATCGGGATCATGTCCAGCCCGGACCGGCCGAACAACTGCACAGCCAACGTGGACTTCTCAGCCCCGTTGGGCATGTCCTTAAACACAGCGGCGACGTCTTTAAGCACGTCGCCGGTCGGGCGGATGTTCCCGGCGGCGTCGCGGGTCGCAACTCCAAGACCTTGTAGTTGCTTGGAGTTGCCCTCTATGTCCTGGGAGAACGCCCGCATGGACGTTGCCAGCGTGTCCGCCGATACCCCGGTCATCGCGGCGGCGCCGCGGAGCGCGGACATCTGCTCTACGTTGCCGCCCATGATCCGCTGCAGTTTCATGGACTCGCCGCCGACGGTCTCGAAGGACTGCACCGACGCCTTGGCGAAGTCGGTCACCTTTGAGGCGATGATCCCAACGGACACGGCGGCGCCGAGTCCGGCGAGGGTCTTGCCCAACCCGGACGCCTTCGACCCGATGTGATCGAGGTTTGACGCGGCGGACTTCGCGGCCGCGCCCGTCTCATCCTTGCCGATGAAGCGGAAGATCAGGTCTGAGGTCTTAGACGCCACTCGGTCCTCCTGCCGCCATCGTCGCCTTCATCAGTTGCTCGCACCATGCGCGGTGGTCCTCCCACCGGTCGCAGGTCAGGTCCAACATGGCGTCGAGGTCCAGGGCGTACGCCCACCGGAAGTAGGGCTCCCAGCCGTGGACCTGGTCCTCTAGCCGCCGCCCGTCGATCCGGCCGGCGGGTCCGCGGTAGGGTCCGCCGCGTCGGCCACCTGCTCGGCCACCCATTCCTCTACGGCGGCCTCGTCGGAGAACCTGATCCAATCGCCGAACGAGGGAAGATCAACGTCGAGGAACCCGGGGGCGGAGTCCCCGAGCGCGCGGCGAAGCGCAAGCCACACCCCGGCGATGGTGGCCTCGGGGTCGTCGGAGATGAACCCCTCTACGAAGCCGGCGCGGTCCAGGCCGGTCTTCTTCGCGACGTCGATCTCTTCGCGCTTGGTGAGCGCGTTGAGGTCCAGCGGGTAGTCGGCGCCCTGGTAGGTGACGACGAAGTCCCAGACGGGGCGGTGCTGTCCCATGCCAGCCCGCCTACAGCGCCGTGTCGGTGGTGATGATGGTCACCGTCGGCAGGTTCCCCGAGTCGTCGTCGTACCACTTCCACGACCAGTCCGACGTGAGCTCCTTCGGGCCGTTGACGGTCTGCGCCTTCGGCTCGAAGATCACCGCGGGCACGTCGAACGTGACCTTGTAGTAGATGTCGCCGCCGATGAGCCCGCCGGTGAACGACCAGTTCAGCGACGTCGGGGTGGTGGTCAGCGACAGGTCCTCAACCGCGGTCTTGTCCAAGTAGTCCCGCGACACGGTTCCGGTCAGGTCGTACCAGTCGTTCAGGACCGGCGCGCCCTTCAGGCCGGTGCCGTCGAGGGTGTAGTCGGCGTCGTCGATCTTGCGGGACAGCTTCCAGGAGCAGGACCGGGCGCCGGTCAGGGTGGTCTCCGCGGCGTGGGTTCCGATCTTCAACGTGGACTGCAGCCCCGTGAACACGGCCGGCGCGGGCGACGGGTAGGACACGGTTGCCAGGGCGGTGGAGTTGTCCCACTTACGGCCGTCGAAGCCGACGGACAGCTTGGCGATGTCGGAGGCGTCGCAGGACACCTCCGCGGAAGTGACGACCGCACCCACGACGGTCGCGGGGATCACCGAGGCGCCCGAGCGCAGCGGGCGGCCCGACTGCAGCGTGAGCGACTTCGCGGTGCCGTCGAGGGTGTGGACCTGGGTGTACGACGACGATGCGCCCGACGTCGAGGTGGAGGTGCCGCCCATGATGGCCTGCCACAGCTTGCCCAGGCCCTTGGTCACCAGGTCGGTCTTGAGGTCCGCGCTGGCGTTGTACGTGGTCTGCACGTGGTGCGCGGCGCGGGGGCCGAGGCCGCCGGCCTTGATCGTCGGGGCGGTGACCCGCCCGTCGGTCGGCTGCAGGTCGGCGGACTCGTGGAAGAGGAACGTCGTCGGCGCCACGTAGGTGCCGTAGGTCGTCTCTGTGGACAGGCCGAAACTAGACCCGAGGCCGGAGCCGATAGCCATTAGTTGTCACCCTTCTTGGTGGTGGTCTTCTTGGGTGCGGGTTCCCACAGCTCGGGCTGCGGGGCGGTGTAGTCGGGGAGGTCGGCGAGGTCGCCGGGGGTCACGACGACGCGGCGGCCGCGGGCGTCAACCAGTTCCCGGTCCTCGGTGCCGATGTAGCGGTGCTGGGCCATGCTCGGGGACTCCTATCGCTTGCTGTCGATGAGGGCGGCGACCTGCTGGGTCCAGCGGTCGAGGGCTTGCTCGGCGTCGGCCTGGGCCTTCTCCGCGTGCGGGGCGATGGAGTCGTCCCACCACATCGGGTCGACGAGGCGCTGCTCCACCCACGTCCACTTCGACCGCGGCAGTCGGCGGGGGTGGATGATCGGGTGGCGCCACTTGCCGTAGTTGCGGAACGACCTGGTGGATGATCGGGACGTGAGGAACGCGGCCGCCCGGCGGGTGCGGACGGCGAGCTGCATCTCGCCCTTGCTGGTGGTCATCGCCGAGGCGATACCGCGGGCCAGGCCGGCGCGCAGGGTGTGCTGCGCCACCAGCTGCGTGTAGCGCCGCGCGGACACCTGCCGCTTCCCGGTCGCGGCGGCCACGGCCAGGGACCGCGTGTATCTGGCGTTGACGCGGGCGCGGGCGCTGGTCTGCGACGAGGTGCGCCCGGCGGGGCTGTCCATGCGGATGGCCATGGCCGCGGACTTCGCCGATGCGACGGCGCCGGCGACGGTGCTCTTCATCTCCTTGCGCAGCTCGGGCAGGAGTTCGGGGGCGTCGGCGCGCAGGGCGCGGGCGATCGCTGTCAGGTCCGGCGCATCGGTGCGGATCATGTGAGCGCCTCATACGTCGCGGCGATGCGCAGCTCGCAGAACGCCCCGTCCGGGGAGCGGCCCCGGTACACGTCGACGGCGGCGAGCTCGACCCACAGTACCCCGTCCACTCCGAGCGACGGGTTCGCGCGGACCGTGGCGGCCACGGCGTCCCACACGGCGAACGCGGCGGCCTGGACGGCGCCTAGGTCGATGTCGCCGGACTGCGCGACGATGGTGCCCTCGATGCGCCCGGACTCCCCGCGCGGCGGGGACGACTGCCCGAGGTCGTGGTGGGCGGTGTCCAGCCGGCCGGCGCGCCCTTCGTCGCCGGACGCGATACCGAGCTCCATGAACACCTGGTGGGCGTCCTGGTCGAGCATGTCTCCGTTGGACACCGGGACGGTGCACGCGCCGGCGGCGGCCGCGGCGAGCGCGTCGACGACGCGCGGCCAGGCGCACGTCATCCGAACCCGCTCAGCGTGGAGTCGCGCCACTGCCCGACGACGGCGTTGGGCAGGTCCCACCCGTCGCCCGGGGCCCAGTTCTCGGCGGTGCGCCGGATCGTTCCGCGCTGGGACTGCCACAGCCAGCGCAGCAGCATCCTGGCGCCCATGACGTCGGTCGCGGGCTGCACCCGGTACCCGGCGAGGTAGGTCACCGAGATGCGGTTGTAGTCCCAGCCGGCTTCGCGGTACAGCACCGCCGCGTCCGGGATGGTGGTGACGGCCGCCGGGTCGATGGCGTCGCCGTCGCCGCTGACCGCGGCCAGGGCCAGGACGGGGCCGATGGGCAGCAGCAGGGACCGCTGCCAGCGGGATCCGGGGAGGTCCGCGACGATGGTGCGACGCCCGAACACGCGGCCGCAGAAGTCCTCACCCTTCTGCGTCACCACGTCGAGGTAGGTGCGCAGCTCATCATCGGAGTCGGTCGATGTGATGTTGAGGTAGGCCTTCGCATCTGCGAGGGACAGGACGGGCACGGACGCCGGGTCGCGTGCGGTGAACGAGTCGGAGTAGGCCGATGCGTTGAGCCCGGTCGCGTTCCAGTCCACCGACCACAGGCCGGGCATGGTGATGGGGATGCCGGCGGCATAGGCGCCGGGCCCGGTGTGCTCGATCGGCGGTGTGGTCGTGGTGCCGTCGGGTGCGACGGCCGTGCACACCACGGCGGTGGCGTCGGCGGCCGCCCCGTCCGCGTCGCGGACCTGCACCGAGGTGGGGTAGACGTCCCCGACGTCGTACACGTCAGGCGCCGCTCATCGTCGCCGCGGCACCCGCGGCGGGAGCCATGGTGCCGGCCGGGACGAGGCGGGCGTCGGCATAGGTGGGGGCGGCCGCGGCCAGCTGCGCGTACGTCGGGTACTTCGATGCGGCCGCGGCGTAGGTGCCCCACACGATGCCGGGCATGTCAGCCCCTCGTCTGCTTGCCGCGCGGGGTGCGCTTCGCCGGAGGTGCTGCCGCCCGCTCGGCGCCCGCACCCGTGTAGGCGTCGATCTGCGACTGCACCTGGGCCGCGCGGTCGTCCAGGCCGCGGGCGGTGTAGCCGGCCTGCTCGGCGCGCAGCGCCGCGAGGGCGCTGGAAGTCTGCTCGTCGTCCACGTGGACCGTCCTCTCCTGCTGGTGGGGGGGGGTGGTGCCGGCCGGGGCGCCCGCGCATGGGATCGCAGACGCCCCGGCCGGGGCCGGTGCTAGAAGCTCGGCGCGGCCAGGCCGGTACCCGCGATGACAGAGATGGACTTCGGGGCGCGGGCGGACATGAGCGCCAGGTAGGAGTACAGGCGGAACACGACCTGCGCCTCCTTCGCCTTCGTCTCCCGGAACAGCTCCGCGCGCGGCGCCGACTCGTACAGCGTCACGTCGGGGGCGCGCATCGTGATGATGCGGTCCTCGTTCGTGCCGGTGCCCAAGTTGACCGGGATGTTCGCGTCGAGGTACACGGGCAGCGCCAGGCCGCGCAGGGTGCCGGCGAATCCCTCGGGCACGTTGCCGTCGGTGATGCCCAGCAGCGGCAGCGCGGTGGCCAGCGCGTCGGACACGTACGGGCGGCCGTTCGCGTCGAGCTGCGACTCGAACCACGCCCACCGGTCGGGGTGCATCACCACGTGCGTGGCGGGCAGGAACCGGCCCTTGTGGATCTGCCGCTTCGCGTCGATCAGCTTGGGCCACGCCTCCGGCACGGTCGGGGAGGCGTCGGTGTAGGTGACGGCGTTGATGCCCGTCACGGACAGGAGGCCCTTCTTTCCGGTCGCGTTGTTGGAGATGCAGAACGTGTCCACGGCGACGGCGTGGGCGGCGGCGAGGTCGCCGAACACGACGGTGTCGACGTTGATCGGGGACTGCTCCAGCAGCTGCAGGTTGACCGTCGCGACTCCGCCCTCGGTCGCGACGGCGGCGGTCGCCGAGCTCGACGTCATGTCCGTCTCGGACAGGGCGTTGCCCTGCGTGGTCTGCTCCGCAACGGACGAGCCGCCGGTCACGACGGGCACGCTGATGGAGTCGGTGCCGGCGGGCAGCACCTCCTGGCGGAACAGGTCGGCGGTGACGCGCCCGGCGCGGGCCAGCGGCTCGAACTCGTCGATGAGCCACGTCGGGGGCACGAACTCGCCGATGCCGCCGTCGGCGGTGCCGATGGCGCGGGAGTGCCGGTCGAGGCGCTCCAGGGACTCCGAGCGGCCGTACTTCTGCGCCTTGTACAGGTCGCGGAAGTAGGAGTGCTCGCCGTCGCGGCGGTAGATCTCCGGCTCGGCGGTGACGCGCACCGAAGCGGCGGGGGCGATATCGCGGGCGAGGTCGGCGGCCGCGGCGTCGCGGGCGGCCTCGGCGCGCAGGTCCTCCACCCGCTGGCGGGCGTCGTCGATCTGCGGGTCGAGGGCGTCGCGGGCGGCGATCGCCGCATCCACGTCGGCCAGGGCCGGTGCGTTGTCGCCGGACTCTGCGGCGGCGCGCATGTCGGCGAGGGCCTGGGTGCGTGCGGCGCGGTCGTCGAGGAGCGACCGCAGGGTTGACTCGGCTGCTGCGATGAGCTGGTCGAGGGTCATGGGGGATGCCTTCCTGATGAGGGTGGGGCGGGCAGGTGGGGTGTCCCTGGTCTGGCGCGGTCGCGAGCGAGGGGCGGCCCGGCGTGGGTGCCGGGGGGTCTAGAGGGCGGCGGCGAGCGCCAGGCGCACGGCGGCGGGGCTCGCCGATCGCAGAGCCGCGGTGGTGGCCGGGTTGGCGCCGAAGCCGACGATGGCGACGTCGCCGCGGTGCAGGTCGAACTTCTCGATGCGATACTCGGTGTAGTCCGGGGACCACTGCCCGGCCGTGATGCGGAAGCAGAAGCTCATCTCGTCGATGAGGCCGGCTGCGATCTTCGGCGCGATGTACTCGACGTCCTCGTCCTCGGGGTCGAGCACCGCCTGCGCGCGCAGCCCCGTCGCATCCGAGGTGAGGGTGAGGGTGCCGTTGGTGGTGCGGGCGATGCGGCGCAGCTGGTCGTGCCCCAGCACCAGCGGGCAGTCCAGGTCCGGGTTGGCCAGGGTGTCGGCGGCGGCGCCGGCGGCCACGACCTCCGTGTACGGGCCGAACATGTCCCACATCTCGTAGGGCGACTCGTAGACGGTGGCGTACCCGTCGAAGTGCAGCGGCACGTCCGCGCCCGGGTCCTCCGTCGCGTCCTCGGCTGGGGTCTCCGGGTCCAGCTGTCCGGCGCGGGTGATGGCGAGGTTGCCGCGGAACGATGCGCGTGCCCTGCCGGGTGCGTCGTCGGGGGCGGCGCGGCGCTGCGCGGGGCGGTGCGAGCGCTGCGACACACCTGCGGCACGCGCCGCGGCCGGGGTGAGGATGTCTGTCATGGGGCTCCCGTCTTGGATCCGGGTGTCTGCTTGGTCGAGCCGAACAGGCGGTCGAACTGGGCGTAGTCGTCCTCGGTGAGGGGCGGCAGGTCGAGCAGGGCGCGCGCCTCGTCCGGGGTGCGCAGCCGCTTGTCGACGTTCTGGCCCAGCAGCTCGGCCTTCGCCGCGGCGTCCATGCGCAGCAGCGCGTCGGTGTTGAACTTCACGAACCGGGGCGCGGCGACCAGCCGGTCGGAGAACGTGGCCTCGCGCCGCGTCAGACCCGGACCGATGTTCAGCGTCAGCAGCTGCAGGTTGCGCTGGGTCACGTTCGCGTACGTGATCGACGACTTCGCGGTGCCCGAGTCGGCGTCGATCATGTCCGCGGGCACCCCCAGATAGCGGCACACGTCAGCGGACGTGGCGCCGATCGCGTCGAGGAACTTCGCATCGGAGGCGGCGGCCGCCGCCGGGGTGTACTCCCAGTCCGACCCGGACACGAACACGCCGCGCGACGACGTCGCCGCCCGGAACCGCTCCTTCATGATGAGCGCCTCGGGCTGGGTGATCGTCTTCTCCTTGTTGCGCAGCATCCCCGTGGGGGACGCCCCGGACGTGAACCACGTGAGCGCGAACTCCTGCGCGGACAGGTTGTGCGCCAGGGTCATCGCCGCGGCGCTGATCGGCGACAGACCCACGGGAAGCCCGGCGACGACGAACTGCCGCTCGTGCCACACGTCGGCGTTGTCGACCAGGCGACCCAGGTGCCGGTACTCGACCCGGCCTGTCTCCCGGTCCAGGCGCACCGTCCACTCCGCCGCATCCGAAGGCTCGATCTGCGCCGGGCGCCCCGCACCGTCGCGCGCGACGATCCGGCCGAACGCGTTGCCGTACCTGTCCAGGTCGATCTGCGTGGCGTACAGCCATTCGTTGAGCAGCGGGTGCATCGCCGACGGGTGCACCAGCACCGGCGGCTTCGGCACCTCCACCGCACGCCCGTCCACCCGGCGGTACACGTCCACGGGCAGCGTCGATACGAGGTCGGCGCGCAGCCGCAGGCACGCCCACACCGCCGACACGCGCATGGACCGGTCACGCGGTGCGAACCGTCCCATGGTCGAGTCGATCAGGCGCGGCTGCGCCGAGTTGGGCGGCACCACGAACGGGTCGAGGAAGTCCGGCTGGGTACGGCGGAACAGGCTCACAGGGCGTCCAGCCCCTCTGCGTCGGCGCGCCGGCGGCGCGCGTCGGCGGCCAGCGCCCCGGCGGACACGGCAGCGAGCACCAGCGCGGCGGCCAGCAGGCCCAGCCCGGCACCCACCGGTCCGCCGACAAGCCCGGCGACGATGAGGCACGCGCCCGCGGCCGCGCACAGCGCCGCCAGGCCCTCAAGGAGGGTCGTCACCCAGTCGAGCATCCAGCCTCCTGTCTCACCACGCCGAATCCAAAATGTCGTAGGCCACGGCGCGGCCCAGCCACATCCAGTGCGCATACGTCGCCGCGACCAGCGGCGACACGTCGACGGTCGAGTCCTTCCGCGACCACTTCCAGCCGTCGCCCACGGTGCGCCGCGACGCGCCGCCCACCGCCGCCATCAGCGCCGGCTCCCCCCGGTGGCGCACAGCCGCATCGGCGACGGCTGTCACCATCGCCCCGCACGCGCGGACCGTGTCCCGCCCGTCGAGGAGGCGAACCGGCACCCCGGCGCGCTCCAGATCCGGCAGCAGCGACCCGACAGGCCCCGCAGGGTCGATGCCGATCTCCGCTATCCGGTGCCGATCCCTGAGCTCTGCGAGCCGTTCGGGCAGCCATGACGTGCCGCGGCGGTGCTCGACCAGCTCCAGGATCCCGGCGCCGCACACCACCACCGACGACCACACCCCGTTGGGTGCCACGTCGGCGGCGGCGACCAGGTCGCCCGTCGGGCCGTCCTCCGTCTCGGCCGCGGCCCACTCCGCCCCGGTCAGGTCGTCCGTGGAGTCGGCGGGGTCCTCCCACCAGCCGAGGAACTCGCGCGAGAACTCATCCGGCGGCATCCCGGACTGGCGGAACGCCAGCATGATGTCCTCGGTGATGCGCCGCCCCAGCGCGGGCATCGCCCGGCGCCACCGGCCCCGGTCGTCCAGGGAGCATCCGGCGGTGCCGTACCCGTGCTCGCAGCCGTCCACCGCACACGCGGGCGGGTCCGGGTCGCACCACTCCAGGTACGCCAGCCGCGGCTTGTTCCCGGCGCGGCCCGAGTCGCGGATGCCGCGGAGCACCGCCGCATCCAGCCCGCCGGCAGACGACGCGTACACGACCTGCGCCATCGGCCGGATCGTCAACGTCGGCAGAAGCGCACCCATCTGAGCGGGGCGCAGCGCGAACGCCTCATCGAGGATGACCACGTCGCCGGTGAGGCCGCGGCCGCCGGCCTTCGTGCGGGCCTTGAACTTCAGGCGGCAGCCGTTGAGCAGCTCGATCGCCTCGTCGCCGTTGGCCCGGTGCACTGCCTTGACCTTGCGGTCCAGCTCCGGCGTGCCCTCCACCAGCTCCAGCATGTCGCGGAACGCCTCCTGCGCCGTGGAGAACTCGTGCGCGGACCACACGATGAGGCGCCGGTCCAGCAGGAACATCCAGCCCAGCGCACCCTGCTTCAGGGTTCCGGTCTTCAAGTTCTGCCGCGGTGCGACGATCGCGGTCTCGAACGCTGCTGGTGTCCCCGAAGGGGTCACGGCGAACATCTGGTCAAGGCACAGCCGCTGTTCCGGGTCCGGCGGCAGCCCCGCCATCGCCGCGAGCTCGGCGACCTCCGGGCCGTACGTCCCGGCCGCATCCACCAGGTGCGAGTAGACCGGCGGCTTAAGCATCGGCGGCCGTGGCCGTCTCCTTCGCCGCACGGCGGGCACGCAGCTCGTCGAGCGGGTCGCCCTCCACCGCTACACCGCGCAGCGCGTCGGCCATCGTCGCGCCGAGCTGCTTCACCATCGCGGCGATACCGGCGCCGGTGTCCTCGCCGGCGGCGATGCGCTGCGCCAGGACGACGGCGGCCAGCCCGGCGGACGTGTCCAGCCTCCCGGCGGCCTCCAGCTCGCGCACCACAGCGCCGGCCAGCGTCCCAGCCTTCGGGGCGGGCCTCGCAGCGATGTCGCGGGCGGCCTGCGAAGCACCGCGCCGGGGCGCGCAGTCCAGGCACTTCGTGCGCGGCCGGCCACGGCCGGGAGGCGGCAGCGGCCCGCCGCAGATGGCGCACGTGCGAGGCATTGGGCGGCTCCGTAGGCGGAATTGAATTCGTGGGGAGAGAAACGAGGAAGCG